TGTCCGTGGCCGTTTCGAGCCACTGATCTACCACGATCAACCATGCCATCATCATTTTGCCTCCCATCAGCCGAATACCAAATCGCCGAACAGGGCGTACTGGATTATCGCGTCGGCACATCCCGCGTCAATCTCGCCGCAGTCCACCTTGCCGTCGCCGCTCACAGCTCCGTAGCAGTCCCCGCCGTTCTCCAGCCAGAGCCGGAATCCCTGTATGAACTTTTCGATGTCCAGCTCGTACCACTCGGTGTCCTGCTCGTCAAACGGTTCCGTCACATGAACCTTCAGCGTTCCACCGCGAGAAATCTGCTCGCTGGCATACTTGCCAAGATACTGGCCCTCGACCGTCACACGGTCGCACCAGTAGCAGATGCCACCTTCCAGTGCAGAAACCATAATGTCATCGACATCCTGACCGGTCGGCCGAACGACCAGCTCGGCATGAACCTCAAAACATTTTTCGTTCGTCATATTGTCCTCCATTCGTCAAATTTTCGGGTCAAAAATCAGGCCCGTCCACGTCTTGTTGAGCCGGTCGCGGTACTTCCCGGTCGGAACCATGTACTTGTCCGGCAGCTCCGGCGGTAGCGGCCGCTCGTTCCTCAAATCCATACCAGCGTCGAACATCGAGAGCTGCACGGTCTGGCTGGTACGTTCCCGCAGGAGCCGATACCAGTAGATGATGTGGTTCCGAACAAGGTTCAGATTCACGCCATCCGACCATGCAGGGTCAGAACAGCCGTTCTTCTTCAGGTCATCCCAGTGCTGATATTCAGCATCCAACTGCTCCCTGATCTGAGCTTCATTCATCTCCTCAGGGGGAATGTAGCGGCTCACAGGTGTGCCTCCTTTCGGCGCTCATCGGCGATGACATCAGCGGTAATGCGGTCAACGCCGAGCTTTTCGAGCTGTCGGTAGGCTGCTTCCTTTTCCTGCGGGCAGTCGGCCCGGACGAGATCATCAATCATGTCACTCAGCATACACCAGCCTCCTCTCTCGTGATAGTCCCGCTCGTCCATGCCCCGGTGCGAATGCCAATGCTGGGCAGGCGGGCCAGCAGGGCTTTTTTCATGCTATCGAGGTATTCCCGATAGCGCCGTTTCTGAAGGCCGGCCAGCCATGCGCTCTGACAGTCGGAGTAGCCGTCTTTCTGGACAAGCTCGACGGCCAGTGACCACTCGTTATCCTCCACGCAGATGTAAAACAGCTCGTTTTCGAGGATGACCCGACGCTCATTGCCGAGCCAGACGTTCGAGTTGGCCGCAGGCTGGAAGCTGGGGCAGAGCTTCCGCATTTCATTGCAGAAGCACTCCAGAACGTCGGCTTCCTCATAGCTGCTCCCGACTTCATCGAGATACCAGTCCGGTCCCGTGATGTCGGCATAGTCGAGATCACGCTGGAGGCAATCTTCGCAATCGTCTGTTCCCGGGCCATCCTTGCGGTACACCCGCAGGTCATCGTTGTCGATGTAGAACAGACCCTCATACGAGCCGGTCACACAAACATTGCCACGTCCCATAAATCAGCCCTCCGCGTCTCCGAGGAACGAGATGACATCTTCGAGGCCGGAGGATGCAGATTCGAGCATATCGACCGCATTTTCTGCAACCTCATACCGCTCAGTCCCCTGCAAGCTCTCAGGGATGTTCTCGAAGGCTTCCTGCTCCTCCTCGTAAAGCTCATCAATCTGGCCCTTCAGCTCATTCAGGGCATCTGCGATCTTGCTGATACGCTTGCGCCGCGAGTTATTCATTGTCACAGTCCTCCTCCACTTGTTCGTTGCAGGAATCATCAGACTCTCTGTACGAGAAATAGTAATCATCAGGCGGCTCCGTTACTCCGCCGAACCGGTCAAGCCAGCCGGAGCAATCATACATCGGATTCATCGCCGTTCTCCTTCAGGTAGCAGTGGTCAACGACCCAGCCGCCCTTGTTGCCGAAGTCCTTCATGTACCAGTCGAGTCGAACCATCTGGTCGGTGCCATCCAAGCAGGAACCGAACAGGCTGGTAGAGCAGCAGCTCGACCGGAAAGCCTTGTTGTCGCTGCTGACCTCATAGGTGCGGCTGCGCAGCGGGTAATGGCGGTCAGGCCAGTTGCTCTCAGCAAATACGATGCAGGCGCTCACCGGCTTTGCAAGCTGGGTCTTGTTGCGCTCAACGAACAGGTCCCGCAGTTCGGGATAGGTCATGTTCTGGTTATCCATAGCTGATACCTCCATCAGAGAACAAAGCAGATAACGAACAGGGTGACGGCAAAGGCTGCTGCGCCGATGGCAACGGCGTTCAGCACGTTGTTGAAACGCTCCCGGTCGGCATCCTTCTGGCGGCGGGCTGCGCGGCTCCTCTGCTGTGCGGGGCTGTTCAGCATCCGCAGGAAGCAGTTCGGGTCGTTCTCCCACTCACGAGCAGCGGTCATGTTCTTGTTTTCCATAACTAAAACCTCCAAAATATCATGTATCTGCGGGTGGCTCCCGCGACGCCCAGCGGGGCGTTTCGGCCGGTGCCAGCGGCCATCATCGGGCGGGTTAAAATTTGAAGTCCCAGTCAATAACTTCGCCGTTTCTGAGCAGGGCGTAGCGAACTTCGTCGGCAACCGAAGGATTTTTCGGATCACCGAAAATCTTCGGGTAGGCGTTTACCTCATAATGGTAGCGGCCAGCTTCCCACGAACCGTACCGCTTGAGCATCTTTCTGGTGTAGCTGCTGAGTCTGTAACCTTTCTT